CTATAAGTTTTTTAGGCTCGCAGAGACAGAAGCAAACGCCACATTGAGCTGCCCCATACAAGCCGTAAAGAGCACAGCGTCATGGCGCAGGTCTTCACTACCGCCTAACCAGCAGCCGTCGAAGAGCGTCTGTGCGCTTTTCATTTCGTCTGATTTAGCCAGCTTATTGACCGCCGCCATGGTCTCCATGCTCGGGCGTTTGAAATAGCCCACATGCAGGTCGCCGCCGTCCTCTACGTCGATGCGTGTAACCTTTCTGTGCTGGGCTTTCCACTTGTTTATGGTTTCCTCTGTTACATTTCCGTCAAATGTCTTTTTTTCTGCGTTTGGTGTCTTGGTGTCTGTATTCATTTTAATGGGTCTTTAATGGGTTTGTTTTAACGGTGGCCATGGGGTCGGCACTGTGGCCGCCCCACCGCTGCCGTCTATTTGTTCTTATTCCAGTCTATGTGCGACATTACGAGGTCGATTTCAATCTCCTGGCCTGTGTCGCCCTCTTTCCAGCCGCGCCCGTTGTTCTTGAACATGACGTTACGCAACTTGTCGGTCGATACGATGCCCGTATCAGGCAAGTAGCTGACGATGATGTCAAACGGTGCAATGTCCTGAAGCCTGCCCGTAATACTCTGCCGCTGGATTGCTTCGACCTCTTCCTGATAGAGGGTAATTTTGCCCGTGCAGGTAATACGGCCTTTTGCATAGCCCACAGGGTAACGACCTGCGCCGTACTTGGTCACTATGTCCTGATCGTCCTTGTATTCGATGCCCGTAATGCCTGTAACGGGCACGCCTGCGATTGTGAGCACGATGTCTGCCCAATCATATAATTTGCCATTTACGAATGGCACGCCGTTGTTTCCTACCATATTACAGTGATTTTACGTAACCGATTTTAACTTTGAATTTGCGGATAACACCCACGGGCACGTTCTTAATAACCACCTCTATGGTGCCATTACTCAAAACGTCCTGTTCTGGGTCTATCTTTGCCTCATAGCCTGATAGTTCGCCCGCCTTTTCCATGTCCTCAAGGGCTTTGTTGGCAGTCGTTTCCAGGTGCGCCACGGTGTAGCTCTGGAGCTTGCCCGTGCTTGCGTCGATATACACATTACCGCCCAGCTCTGGGGTCAGGTAAGTGCGAATGCCACGGCACGCCTTGTCCATGGTACGCACCAGCTCTATGGCGTTGTAGTCGCTTGTGGCTTTGTCCATGTTATGGCTGTCGTTCCAATAGCTGCCCGACACGCCCACAATAGGGGTCAGGAACATGTAGCGTGCTGTGTCCAGCTTCTCCAGCCATGTTTTGTCGATGCTGCGCACGGCAGTGCCGTCACTCAAAGAAGGCAAAGTAATACCCGAAGGGAATTTCTTAACCCATGAAATGCTTTCATGCACCGAAGCCAAGGACACATGCCCCAGCCACACGCCTATACAGCTGACGGCGTTCTTGGTGGTCTTGTTGCTCGTCTCGGCAAAGAGCTGTGCGCCTACGTCGTTAGTACCGCCAGCCTGGGCGATGATAACGGACACACGGGGCAACGCGCTGGCGATGTTTACAGGGAGGCTCTGGTAGCCCTTTTTGAGGCTTGGGGCATAACCCACAGACACGGGGGCGTTGTTGCTGTCCAAAGCGTCGGCCTGTGACTGCAACGCGGTAACATTCTCGGCGGTCAGTTCTGTAAGACCGTCCCAAATGCCGAACTGACGGATTGCGCCGTCGGCATAGTTCTGCACGGTGGCAAGCTCTGCAAAGGTGTGAGCCGTTGGCTTGGCAAAGATGCCCACATAAAGCATAATGCCGCTGTTAATGCGGAATGCTTCCGACAGCTGGTAGTGCATGACCTTTGTAGCCCACGACGTTGCGTCGCTGGTGATACCCAACGCCTCGGCGGTATCTATGACACTGACGGCCTGCACGGGGTCAGTCTTGAAGCTGGCGGGGATGTCGGCCTCATTAACGTAAAAAATCATGCCCGACACATGGTCTTGGCCTGGCAGACTTTTAGGAATGTTGCCGTTCTGTCGTTTGATTTCTAAACTGTTCATTTTACTGTTTGTTAATGTTTAACTTTTCTACGCAGGTAACAGAGGCAAACCGCTATTACAAGCGACGCTACCAAAATGAGCACTGCCCACACTTTCCAGCCGTTGCGCTGGGTTGTTTGTTGTGTATGGCTTTCGCTCTTGTCGGCCACGCTTTCCTTTGTGTCGCTCTGCACATGTGCTGCGCTCTGCGCTACTGTCTGCGTGCTGTCTGTCTTTTCCCGTGTCTGTTCTGCCTTAACGTCGGCCTTCGTGGTGCTCTGGGTCGTTTCCTTTCGCTTGGTCGCGGTGGTCTTCGTTAATGCGGCTTTGACAGGTGGCAGCCCTGTGACGGTATCAGCTGGCTGGGTAGTATCAAAAAGCAAAAGGTGCAGGGTCTGGTCAAGGCTGACCTCACTCTCTTGGTTTATTAGCTGCTTTAAGGTAGCCTGAAACAGACTATCTACCTGCTCCCTTTTTGCGTTCTGCGTCGCGGTTGTTTCTGCTCCTATACTGTCGGCGACACACTCGGTCGTGCGGCTATGCAAGTCATTTGCGGTCGTCGTCTTCCTCACCGTCCCACAGCTGGCGAGAGACAGGGCACTCGTTAGCATGAGGACAGCCAGGGATTTTTTCAATAGCTTTGCGGAATTTATCAACATTGCGGCGTAGGCTGGTTATTTCCTTTTGGAGCGGCACCACGACAGTAGCCACAAGCAAGTCGTTGGCTTTTCGCACATTGTCCAGCTCCGAACTTTCCACAGCTGACATTTTGGCGGCCACCTCGGCGCGCAGTGCGTCGATTTCGGCCTTGTACTTGTCGCGGGTAAGAATGGAGCCTAACCACGCGCCCAGGGACGCGCTTATGGTGCTGCTGCCTATTATTGCGAGTATTATTGTCGATATGCTGCTCATTCAGGGATTATTACTGATTTATGCCAATTTCACGCAGCCAGGCGGGCACATCAAACGACGGACAGTCTTTTGCGGCTACCTGATAATGGCCGATTATTTTAACTTTTGGGTGCTTCTCGTGGAACTCCTTAACGTATCTTTCCATGGCTGCCTTTTGTTCTGGGGTGCGGGTGTCTTTGGGCTTGCCGTCGGTAGAACAGCCGCCAGCATAAACCACATGACGGCTTACGCTGTTATAGCCTTTTGCGCCGTTGGTTATTTCCCATGCGTCCACCCATGCGTCCTCGTTGTTGTCCACCAGACGCTCCACGCTGCCATTAAGGTGTATCAGGTCGGTATAGCCTACCTGCTTCCACCCACGGCCACCCTTTGAAACGGGCGACAGGTGCCAGTGGCGTATGTCAGCCGCCGACACGTCGCGCCCCTCGGGGGTGGCAGTGCAGTGTAAAACCAGGTATTTAAGTTCCTGTTTCATTTGTTAGGCAGTTTCTACGGTGCTGACGATAGCGCCACGGGTGCAGTCTGACTTCAAAGGCAGACAAATACCCCACTTTCTAAAGTTTACCAAATTGCGGTGATAGAGTGGGTCTTTGACGGCTTCGCTGTAATACATTTTCACGCTGCCGTTGGCTTTCATCATGCTTGGCAAGTGGAAAGCCACAGAGGCATGGCGGTCAGTTCCTGCCGCTGCGGCTGCAAACGCTTTCTTATTGCCCGCGCTGGTGTAGTAAGGCGTGCCGTTATACTCGTAGATGTCAAAGCCGTAAAGACGCGCGATTTTGCCCTCGGTCTGGTTGATGTTATAAGCGTTGCAGAACTTCTGGTCGGTGCCCAAAAGGTCATTTATGTGTTCGGAACAGAGCACCAACACGCGGTCGGTCGATGGCATACCCATAGCGTCAAAAGCCGCCTTTAACGAGATGATGTCGGCAGGCACAATGCGCTTGCGCAAAGTGGTAGCGTCTTTTTCTCCTGTGGTGCGCAGCACAATAGTCTTACCAGCTTCGTGCTTGTCTGGAGCAATGGCATGAATGGCTTTTCTGCGCACGCTCTCCTTGAGGGCTTCGCGGTGTCGTTCCTGAACGCTGGCCATTTTGTCGTAGCTTACTGCGTGCAACTCGTCGTCAGTCACAGGGGTGGCTTCAGTGTCGAACTTGTCCAGGCTGACGGGCTTGTCTGCGTCTTCCAGGCTGGTGATGTTAAGAGGGTAAGTGCTGTTATTTACCAATACTTTCGGGTCGCCGCCGATTTCGGTAAAGTGGATAACGTCATTTTCCACATATTGGTCATAAGAGCGGATGCGGTCGTACCAGCCCAATGCCTCGGGGGCAGTTCTGAACGCCTTAATCATTTCGCCCGTCCAAATTTCGGTGAGCACACCTTCATGGAGGGCGTTTGCAGGCATGAAGCTGCCAGCGGCCAAAGCGATGCCGTTAGCCACCAATGCACCAACGGCAGGCGTACCGCCCACGGCGCAAGAAATAGTGGCACCCATTGCGCTGTTTACGCCGATGCTTACAAGCATCATGCACAGCACACTAAAAATTTTTGTAATTGCTTTCATTGATTTTCTGGGTTATAAATGTTTATTTAATGATTGTTTAACGACTGTTAGCGGGGCATTTCAATGCCATACTCGGCCTTGTAAAGGCGTGCGTACTCCTGGGGCTGCTCCTTTTTCAAAGCCTCGATTTTGTCGGAGGGCACCTCTGACAACTTGGCAAAGGTCTTATGCTCTCCAGCAGGCGCGCCGTCTGCGCCCGTCTCCTTGTTAATCAAGTTAAGGGGCTTTGTGGCGGGTGCCATGCACTCCAGCGTTTCAGCAAGCTGCTGCACGCCTACATTCTTACCCAGCTGGATAAAGTGGTCGCGCTTGGCCTCTGTGATGCGCTTGTCCTTAACTGCCTGGTCAACTGCCGCAGTGATTGCGGCAAGCTCCATGCTTTGCGCCTTGTCGGCTTTGCCTTTGAGCAGCTGCACAGCACTGTGTACCTGCTCCTCGGTCGCGTCCTCTGCGAGACCGAGCAACTGTAACGTTTCTTTTCTCATGCGTTTGTTATTGCTTTTATTGTTAATACTTGCCGCTGGCTTGCCGCCGTCGGCGTTATCTTTTTCTGACTTGTTCAGCTCCAGAATTGGCAGAGCTTCGCACGCTTCACCTGTCGCCAGCGTAAGTAGCTGGCCACTATGCGAAAGCTGCAAAGCGTCGTCATTGCTTCCGATGTCCACAATGCTGACCTCTGTAAGTTTGGAACGTAGAACCGTGGCGCGGGTCTGCCCTGGTAAGAGGTGGGCAGGATCGACGCTTGTCTCTACGATGTCCAGCCCTGCGCTGCACATTTTCAAAAAGCCGTTTTCCCATTTGTCGGCTACCTGCTTGGCGAATGGGTCGTTTACGTCAAAAACGGGCGTGCCCTTTAGCGCGTCCCCGTCAAAATGTAGATTTTCCACGCGCCCGATAGGAAGTGGGCTGCTGGTACTAAAGCTCCTACGGTGCATCCACAACAGCACGGGGTTTTTACCGTACTGCGTAATGTCGATGCCCGCAGTAATTACACGGCTGCCGTAACTGTTAAGGCGGCTCGTGCTGATAATCATTTCTTTTGCCATTTCTCTGGTCTTTTTTCTTTGGTTGTTGCGGCGGCAGGACTCGAACCTGCGACCTGGAGGGAATGAACCTCCCGAGCTACCACTGCTCTACGCCGCGATGTCTGCAAATTCTTTCGCAAAGGTGCCGCCTTTTTTCAACCCCTCAAAAAATAGTGTAAACTCTTGACCCACTTTTTTTTACTCTCGGCTTTTATAGGGAATTTTGCGCGACAAATGAGTAATAAACCCCGCAGCGTTTGGCTTCCCCATGCGCTGCCCTAACACATTAAAAATGTATGAATGGCGACCAAAAAAGAGCGTGAAGAAAAGAAAGATTACGCCCGCATATTGTTTATGCAGGGCGACAGCCAAAAGGTCATAGCTGAAAAGACAGGCATATCGGCACAGACCATTACAAAATGGGTTAATGGTGAGGGCTGGCAGGAACAGAGAGCGGCGCAGAACATTACGCGCCCCGAACTTGTAAACAAACTGCTGCGCACTATCGACAAAATGCTTGAAAGCGTAAACAACAGCGAAGATCCGCAAGCTATTAACGGCCTGGGCGATAAGTTGGCCAAATTCTCGGCCACTATTGAAAAGCTGGACAAACACACCAGCATAGTGGACGTTATCGAGGTATTTATGGCGTTTAGCAAATGGCTGCAATTCCAGGCGCAGTTTGACGAAGACATTACACCCGAACTGCTGAAAACCATAAACAGGTACCACAACCAATATATTGACTATCTAATGCAAAATAAATTGATACACTAACATGCCGAATTACGACAAACTGACAAAGAAAGAGGCACTCGAACTGTGGAAGCAACACTGTGCGGACGTGCAGACAGCTACCACTATAGGGCGGGGCGAAACCAACGCCCAGCGCGACCAACGTATTAGGCGCGTGCGTGCCGATTATGGCGCGTTTGTCGATTACTATTTCCCACACTACACCATGAACCCGCAGACAGGCGCGCAAACACCATGCGCGCCTTTCCACATTAAAGCGGCCAAAGAGGTGAAAGCAAACAAAAACCTGCGCGCCGTCTATAAATGGCACCGTGGCGCGGCAAAGTCCACGCACCTGGACATATTTATCCCGCTATGGCTAAAGTGCCAGGAACAGCGCGAAATTAACCTCATGGTGCTGGTGGGTAAGAGTGAAGACAACGCAAACACACTGCTGGCAGACATACAGGCAGAATTACAGTACAACCAGCGTTATATTAACGACTTCGGCGAACAGTATAACAGCGGCTCGTGGGAAGATGGGCAGTTTGTCACCAAAGACGGCACCGCCTTTTTTGCCCGAGGCCGTGGTCAGTCTCCCCGTGGTCTGCGCTACCGAAGCCACAGACCTGATTACATTGTAATAGATGACCTGGACGACGACGAACTCTGCGAAAATCCCAACCGCGTGCAAAGGCTCACCGACTGGGTAAAGGAGGCTTTGTTCGGAGCCTTGGACGGTGGCCGTGGACGATTCATCATGGTGGGCAATCTCATTTCAAAAAACAGTGTGCTGCAAAAGATAGCCGAAACAAAAGGCGTGCGCGTCTCACAGGTCAATATATTGGACGCTGACGGCAACGTCTCATGGGCGGCCAAATGGACACGCGCAGAGGTGCAGGCCATTGAGGACTTCCAGGGTTATAGGTCATTCCAAAAAGAATATATGAACAACCCTATTGTCGAGGGTGCCGTGTTCCGTCAGGATTGGATAAGGTGGGCGAAACGCCCGCAGTGGCGGCAGTTTGATGAAATTGTCCTGTATATCGACCCGTCATGGAAAAGCACCCAGAAAAACGACTATAAAGCCGCTAAAATGTGGGGCAAGACCAAAAACGGCCAGCTGTGGCACCTGCGCGCTTTCGTGCGGCAGGCTACCGTGGCCGAAATGGTGCGCTGGGTTTACGACCTCTACGAATGGGGACAGGCTAATGGTGTGGCTGTTAAATTCTATGTGGAGGCCAATTTCATGCAGGACATGTTATTGGACGATTTTACCAAAGAAGGCACACTACGCGGCTACCAGTTGCCAATACTGCCCGACAAACGCAAAAAGCCTGATAAGTTCCAACGTATCGAAACCAGCGCGGCACTATGGGAGCGTGGCTTCGTCTTTTACGATGAGAGCCAAAAGGACGACCCCGACACACTGCGCGGACTTGACCAGACCCTGGCGTTCCAAAAAGGTATGCGCGGCCACGATGATGCACCCGACGCTGACGAGGCCGCTATCTCCATACTGCAAAAGCACTCTAAAATAACAAACTTTACGCCGTCTTTCGGGAAACGGCGAAACGCAAAAAATGTAACATGGTAACTTTTATTAAAAAACTTGTGCGCGCCACCGTCTTTGAGTGGCGCAGAAAACGCGCCATTAAAAAGGCGCAGAAAGATGCTGACCTCCTGCGCCGTCGCTTCCTGGTGCTGGTAATGGACGGAAAGCCCACTGTCGTGTCCATGCAGGGCATTAAAAAACTCATACGTGCCCACCGCTTTGCAAAGGGTTTCACCGCAGAGAAAGCCCGCCAGATTGCTATTTATGTAGCAGACCCACAACCCGTAAAAAAAGTAAGCAAATGTTTTTAACTGACGAAGACTATAAAGCCGTATGCGACGACTTCGAGTTTGAACAGCTCCAGGCGCACACCGACATACGACAGACGGCAGAACAGACCGCTATAGAGAAAATAAGCAGCTACACCCGCGATCGCTACGACATGCAAAAGGCGTTTGCCCAAACGGGCAGCTGCCGCAATGCCATGCTGGTGGATTGCGCCGTAAACATTTCCCTGTATATTCTTGTGCACCGCCTGCCGCAGTCCATGGGCAGCGAAAGGCGCGATGAACTCTACGAGGACAGTATTAAATGGCTCAAAGACGTGCAAGCTTCCAAAGCTACGCCAGACCTGCCCCGTTACATTAGCGATGAGGGCGACACCGACAGCCACAACCCCGTGCGCTTCGGCTCTGGACTTGACAAAGTGGGCAGTTGCACATGGTAATTTATTAACCGTTAAACACCCGTTAAATGAACGTATTAGAAAAAATAGGCAGTATTTTTACAGGCCGCCAGGCATACAGCAGCGCAGAGGTGCGCCGCATTGCAGAGTTTGTAAAGAGCAAAGAGGGACGCCGCCTTACCGCCGAACTCATACGCCAGACTGACAGCCTGACAAAAAAGGACATAGGCATGTGGCGGCAAGCCTGGCAAATGGCCATTAACATAGACAACCCCAAACGGCAGAACCTTTACGATATTTACACCGACTGCCTCATTGACCTGCACCTCGAGGGCTGTATTGGCCAGCGTAAAGGCATGGTGCTGAAGCAAAAGTTTCGCATGGTGGGCGCAGATGGCAAAGAGGTGGAAAAGGCCACGGCTATGTTTGAGCGCGAATGGTTTAACGACTACTGCTCCTTGGCTCTCGACTCTCGTTTCTGGGGTCACTCCCTTGTGCAGTTTGGCGACATTGTGAAGAACTCGGACGGGTTGAGCTTTGAGGGCGTGGAGCTGGTGCCGCGTAAGCATGTATGCCAGGAGCATGGTATGCTGCTGCGGAACACGGGCGACGATTGGCGCAGCGGCATTAACTACCGCGATGGTGAGCTGGCAAAATGGTGCTTGGAAATTGGTAAGCCCTACGACCTCGGTCTGCTCTTGAAATGCGCCCCGCAGTGTATTAGTAAAAAAAACATGCTGGGCTTCTGGGACATGTTCGGTGAAATTTTCGGCGCGCCTATGCGTATAGCAAAGGCCACCACCACAGACGATGCGGAACGTGCCAAAATCGAGGCCGCCCTTGAAAACATGGGCAGCGCGTTTTGGGGTCTGTTCCCTGACGGCACCGAAATAGACATTAAAGAGAGCAACCGCGGCGATGCTTACAACGTTTACGACAAGCGCGTGGATAGATGTAACAGCGAAATTTCAAAGGGTATATTAAACCAGACAATGACCATTGACGCGGGCAGCTCACTTTCACAGTCAGAAACCCATTACGACGTGTTCGAGAATGTGGTAAAGGCTGACCAAACCATGCTGGCGAACAATGTAAACGACCACCTGCTGCCATTCATGCAGATGCACGGGTTCCCTGTCTGCGGTCTGCGCTTCGAGTGGGACGACGCGGCAGCCTTTACCCCGTCAGAACAGCGCGAAATGGAGCGCGTATTGCTGGAGTATTACGAAATAGACCCGCAGTATTTCACCGACAAATATAACGTGCCTATTACAGGCGTGCGCGAAAAGAAAACACAGCCCGACTCTTTTTTCGCGTAAGCCCCGCGCTGGCGGCTGACCTGCGCGAAAAATACGGGGCTTTCCATACAGCAGTTAATGGGCTTTATGAAGACGACACCCTACAGCTTGCCGCTGATGATGACGCGCCCAGCTTCGACCCTGCCGTCTTTGATGCCGTGGCCGACCTTATCTATAAGGCTGGCGGCTTCGACATAGAGCAGATTAAAGATCCCGCAGCGCGTAAGCTCATACGCGAAACAGTGGACGCGATTAACAGCGGCGTGGATGCCCACCTGCCTACCGACGTGCCCGACACGCTGCGCTATGCCCTGGAAGAAAACAGCTTTATATTTTCAGGCTTTAAGACGTTCCACGCCATGCGCGAAATAGGGTTGTCGCTCGTCACCGACAAAGGCGAAATAAAGCCTTATGCCGACTTTCAGGCCGACGTTTTGAAGCTCAATGCAAAGTATAACACCAGCTACCTGAATGCCGAATATAAGCACGCTGTAGGCACCTGCCAAATGGCTGCCAAATGGCACGACCTGGAGCGAGACGGCGACCGCTACCTATTGCAGTACCGCACGGCAGAGGATGATCGCGTGCGCACCGACCATGCCATGCTGAACGGCATAACCCTGCCGCCGTCCGACCCGTTCTGGGACAAATACTACCCGCCTAACGGCTGGGGCTGCCGCTGTACTGCCGTACAGGTGCGCCGTGGCAAATATACCGAAAGCGACCCCGCAAAGGCCATGCAGCTGGGCGACAACGCCACAGAGACGGCAAAGCAGCAGATTTTCCGCTTTAACCCTGGTAAGGAGCTAAAGCTGTTCCCGCCTAAACACCCGTTTTTTAAGGCACCAGCAGAGGCAAAAAAAGCCATTACGAAAGTGAGCAAAGAGGAACAGGCAGAACAGCACAAAAAGCAGCTTTACGACCAACTGCCCGACAGCATGAGCAAAGAGACACGCGAGGCTATTGTGGCCAACACTCTGGAGCTTGAAACGGCATTAAAGGCCGTATGCGGCAAACCGATGACGATTTCAGAGGCTGACAGGCAAAGTGCCAACCCATTATGGGAACCGCAGTACATAGAGGACGAAAACGGAAGTTACCGCGATAAGGCAGGAAAACGTTACAGCAAAAACACCAAATACAAGCGCGCTTATCACATAAACTGCCAGACGTGCACGCCTGCCTATGTTCTGCGCCTGCGTGGCTTCGACGTGGTAGCAAAGGGTAACACACGCGGCTCGAAAAGCAACTATTTAAGCCGTGGTATGCAAGCCTGGGAATGTTGGCAGAACGCCGACGGCACACAAGCCAAACACACCTCAGTGCGCAAATGGTATGAGGGTAAGGGCTATACAAGCATGACACCTGAATACTATAAAGAATTTTTTGAGGAAATGACAAAGGAGGAGGGCATTTACGGCCTTTCTATTGGCTGGAAAGGTGGAGGCGGTCACATGACCGTGTTACAACGTCTTGCCGACGGCTCTCTTGTTTACATTGAGCCGCAGCACTTCGATGACACCATAGGCGAACAGCGACCGATTACAAGCCTGTGCGACAGCGGCGAAAAATACCCACATGAGTGCAGGGGTATAATGAAATTCGATGATAAAATTTTTAATAAGGATTTTGCGCAGATTTTCACAAAAACAAAGAAATGACCTTTAAGGCTTCTTTGTCGTTTAATTCCTGAACCTGCCCGTCACCATAAAGCCATGCAACAGGAAAACCAGCGCAAACGTTGTCAGGAAAGTGGAAATAATAAGCAGCTGCCCCGTCAGGCATTTGCCCCAGGTATTCAACGCGCTGGCCATACATGGAGACAAGCTCCTCGGCCTCTTGGCGTACTTGTGTAGGTATAGTTTGCTGCTTCATGCTCCAAAATTACAACTAATTACTGATATGCGAAAATATAATCGTAAAAAATAACAATGTTAGACCCTCAAAAGCTCAAAAAGGACATTATAAGCGACATGCGGGTGGAACTTTCCGAAGAGTTCGACAGAAACTTCACCCGCAAAGCCTTTTTTACGGAAAAGTGGAAAAAGCGCAGGAACCCTAATGCCCTCGGTTCCCTGCTGGTGGTCACGGGCAGCCTGCGCAGGTCAATACAGGCCAAAGAAACGCCCGACGGGGTTAAGTTCACCTCTAACCAACCTTACGCCACACTGCACAATGAGGGCGGCAAAGGCTCGGTCACTGTGAAGCAGCACACCCGAAAGAGTAAAAAAGGTAAGCCCTACACCGTTAGGCAGCACACCCGTGCGATGAACGTGCCACAGCGTCAGTTTGTCGGCGACGGCGAAGACACGCGCCGCCTTATTCAGGGCGTTATAGACGACAACGTCCAGCGGTATAACGAGGAACTAATTAAAGCATTAAAAAAATGAGAAAACAGCTATTTTACGCCATTGCGCAGCGCATTAAAGAGCAGGTGCCTGGCATTAAGTTTATCGACCTTTGGAATGAGCACCTCGCCGAAATTACCACCACTACGGCGTGGCCTGTGCCCTCGGTCTTTATTGAGTTTGAACAGTACGACGTGCGGCAGTGCGCTAACCACGTCTGCATGGCCGACGTGCCCGTGCGGCTGCACATCATTACACGCACACAGAACTACGCCGCAGGAATAGACGACAAACGCATCGACGCGGCTCTGGACTACTTCGACCTGATAGACCAGGTACACGCTGCCATGGTCACGCTCTCGGGGGAGAACTTCTCCACGTTCTTGCTCACTACCTCGGCCACCAACCACAACCATGCCGAACTACTGGAAAGCATAGAACGCTACGTCACCCGCGTGCAGCTCACTGCTGGATCCCGAACCGCCCAGCAGGTCACTGTGGCAAAATTACGCCTGAAATAAGAAAAGCCCGCCAGCACTCTATAGCTAACGGGCTTTTCCTTAAAATTCCAGCAGGCCGCCGAATAAATCGGGCTGCTTCGGTGTTTGTGGGGCGGGTGGCTCTGGCGGTATATTCAGGTAATTTAGGTAAGTTCTATAACACATCGGGTAAATGGGGTAAATATACTTTTTCCACACCGCCTTGTAACATTTTGCGTTATTTCCTGGCTCGTAATGCTGCTCGGTCAACGCTTTTATAAGTTTCACACGGTCATACGTGCTTTTGTAATGCCGAAAGTTGCCCATTTCCCGATTTTTTTGTAAATTTGCAGCGTCCTTTATAACACATCGGGGGCGCGTTCTTCTGGCTTCGGCTTTACGGGGGACGTGCTTTTTTTGTGCCCGCTTTCATGGCTTTATGCGTCTGTTACTGAAAGCGGGATAATGTGCCAGCCTTTGTCGTCCTTAAATTCGGCACGTATATACAGCTTTGTTTCCGTTGGCTGGTAGCTTTCCTCGATGATACGCACACCCTCCTGGAATGTTTCATCGCCGCTTTCGTCGGCCATTTTGCGCAGCTGGAGCACACGGCTGGCTTTCAGTGTGCCCTTCTGGTCGCGTGCCAGCAAGCGCATAACGGCATTAACCAGCGCGCGGCTGTTGTCGTCCTTTGCCAGGCTCTCTATATAGCTGCGCACCATGGCGATGCCGTCCTCCACCGTGTCTCGGTATGCGTCTATGGTGTTACAGCCCAGGGTTATGCGCATATTGCCGTCGCTGGTGGTAAACGTGTGGCTGTGCTGCCCGCCCTCTTTGGTCAGGCTCATAACGTCGGCCTTTATGTCCAGCACCGACTTGAAGTTGCCGAAAACCGTATTTTTAACGGTCTTTATCTGCTCCGACAGGCTCATAAGCTCGGGTATAGCCAAAGCCACCTGCTCGTCCACCAGCTGCGCATACATTGCGCGGTTTTCCTTGCGCTGCTGCTGACGCGCTTTCTTTTCCTGCTCTGCCTTGAACGCTGCGAACTGCGCCGCGTCCTCTGCTGTCATTTCGACAGTCGTCTTTTTCGTTTCGTCCATTTTAATGGGGTTTTAATAGGTGTTTATATTCTCTTTAATATGTCGGTGCAGCTCTGTGCTGCCTCGGTGTCGCCATGCACCAGGAACGACAGAACCTGGAACACCACGGCGGTGATTTTCAACAGGCCGCCTATAACGGCCAACGGCAGACGTACTGCCACTTTCAGATAGTTTACTACATTCTTTTTCATTGTCTTTTTTGTTTTGTATTGTTAATGTTCAAATAGTACTTTTATGCCGCATGAGCTGGCCACGTCAAGCTCCAACTTTGCTCCTTTCGACAGCTCCCAGCCTTTCAGCATGTAGATATAGTCACATTTCAACAGCATGCCTATGTCCCTGCGCATGTGCTCCCTCCAATGTGATGACTGCGGCACGCCGTTGTTAAACGGGTTTACGGGTTTATAGCCCGCCTTTGCCAGCGCGGTGGCTGCACGGTCAAAAGTCGCCATGCGCTCCTTCAGGTCGTAGTGGGCTATGCCGCCGCTAATATAGCAGAGCGGGAAAGCATTGGGGGTCGCAGATAACGCCTCCTGTATTACCTTTGCCCAAAAGCTGCCGTAACGCTCGGATCGGGCGACGGTCAGGCAGAAATACGGGAACGACGCAGCACAGCGGCGGGTTTCCTCATTCATTTTTTTGTTTCTCTTTTTTCTCATGTCATTTGTTTTATATGGTTATTAATCGTTATCGTCGTAGCTGTCCACCTCGTCGCGGAACTCCGCCATGCTGGCCTGTGTTTCGCACCAATCTGCCAGTTCTCGCATAAACCAGCAATATACCTCGGTGTCAATTTCCATGGTGGCCTCATTGATTTTGCGCTGCACCTCGCGCATCATGCTGTCCGTGCTCATTTAATTTATGTTTTTAAGTCCGTTGTCGGTAGAATAGAGAAATACCACGTTTTGGGGCTGCTCTACTGTCACGTCGTCCACTGCGTCGTGGTCTTTCACCTTGTTGTTAAACAGGTACACCAGATTGCGCAGACGCTCCAGCGGGATTTTATTAAAGTCGTCTTTCTTGGCGGCACGGCAGGCTATGGCTTTTATGATAGTGGCGTTGCACTCTCGCCCGCACATCTTTAACCAACTGCCAATGGCGGCCATGCACTGCTTGCGCAGCTTGTCATAGTCCTGCTGCTTTTGGTTGCCTGCCTGCTTCGACAGCTTCGCGCAAATGTCCACAAGGTCGTGCGTATCTATGTCTCGGCTACTCTCCACGCCATAGGCCTCTATGAGGCTTTGCTTCTCGTCTGCCGTCATACCCAGCACGCTGCAAAGCGTGTGGAACTTCTTTAGCAGCTGGCGGTGTATTGTGTCCATTGTTTTGTTTTCTTTCATATTGCTGTGGTGTTAAATGTCTGCCCAATACTCGCGCGCGCCTTGCTCCCAAATGGTAAAGTCCTGGCCGCCCTCGCCTTTGTCGCTGTCCTCATAGCGGGTCGTGGCAAATGCCTTGTAACCCTCTACGCGGATTTTAATGTCAGCATCGTAGCGAATGTTTTTAGCCATGTTACCCTTTGGCTGGCCTTTGTCTTCGTGGGCTATGAAGACAAACAAGGTGTTGGGGTTGTCGTCTTTCAGGCGGGTGTAGTCGCGCATGGTGAAGCCAATCCAATAGTTCACACTGTCTATTACCACAATGTTAGGGGCGTTCTTCTTGGTCAGGCGTTCCCGTATGTCCTTCAAGCCCTCTTTTTGCAGCAGTATAATTTTGCTGCCCGCTTCTTCCATGCCGACACGCTCCCAGGCTTTTTGCAGCGACAAGCTCAAACCCTGCTCCAGGCTGTTATATGCTACCCTGCCGAAATTCGTAAGATATTTGCACAGCTGCATTACATAGGTCGTCTTACCGCTTCCACTGCCGCCGTACACTATCCACGCGCCCCGCAGTTCTGGTCGCCCCAGGCTTGCAAGCCATGCCCCTGTAAAAGGGGCTGTTTCAAACTTGGCCTGCATCACGTTCTTGTTACTTATCGCCCTGCGCATGTCGTTATACTGGTTTAATGTCTTCTTTCTTTTTCGCTGCCCACACGGCGCGCTTTACGCGGCGCAGGTCGCATTCCGCCCCTGCTATTATTTCCTGTATGGTCTTCGCGTCGGTCACGCCGTTGGCCTTGCACACTGCCGCTATGTCTTCGCCGTTGATTACTTGCAACTGTACGAACTTGCGGCCTATGCGGCTGTATATTTCCTCATAGCCTTTCTTTTTCAGCCTTACGCCGCGTTCTATGCGGTTTTTAAGGTACTCGGTGGCCACCATGATGATGCCGCAGTGACCCTCCAGCTGGTTGTATAGCGATATGAAGAAATAGAGCACCTGATCGCGCAGCTTGTCGGCCTCGTCCAGAATGATAAGAGGCGCGTCCGCGCTGTTAAGTGTTTCCACTATGGCGTCCATTTGGTCGCTCACACTGCCGCCTATGTCCTTACCCAGGGCGCGCAGCAGCTTGTTTATAAACGTCGGCCTGTTCCAATACTCGCTACACATAAGGTGGTAGACGTTCTGTCTGGTCTTGGTGTAGCTCTTTATGGCCTCTGTCTTGCCGCAGCCTGCAAAGCCCGTAATGGCTATTACAAGGCTTTCATCTTTCGCCTGCTCCATTAAGAACGCCATGCGCTTGTATGCCCCTGTTTTCACTATCTGCCACGCGCTGGTGTCGTGGCCTATCTGGGCGGCCACGGCGCGCCACAGCTCGTCGCTTATGGTGTCCCACTGTCCAGAAAGCATTTTGCTTACTGTTGCCGTACTTGTGCCGTTAAGGCTGCGGGCTGCCTTGTTCTGGCTGCCCATTTTCTCGCAGTACTCTTTAAGACGTGCTGCAATCTGTTGTTTTTCGTCCTTTATCATATCGTTTAATGCGTTTTAATTGGTTCTTAAAATATGTCGAAATTTTCGGGGTCTTCCTCCTGCCACCCCGTTGGCATGGCGGGCGTAGGTTCCACCGTCTCCACCGTTACGTCCTCTATCTCGGCCACGCTCATGCGCTGCTGCGCTGCGGGTAACTTATGTTGTCCGTGGCTGTTGGTCAGCAGCAGGCGGCCTAACAGTAGGGCTTCTTGGCGGTCGGTGTCCTGTATCATTCTGTCCACCGTCTCGTATGCCACGCCCAGCTTTTCGGTAACGTGTGTTTCCAGCTGCTTGTTAAAGTTCCTGACTGCTGCCAGCTGTTCCGCGTCGCCCTCGCTGCGTTCTGCCAATGCCATAGGCTGCACATACTTCTCCTTGAGCATGTAACGGCGGCTGCCGTCTTCGTTTACTGCCAGCACCTCGGTGAGGTCGTCAGGGTCAAAGCGCACCTGCCATTTTTCTGCCGCGTGCTCTCTGAATGTAATGTCCCAGCAGTCATAATCGCGCTTAATGCCCAGCAGCGTAGGGCGCAGGCCGCAGCCCTCTAATGCGTTGGTCAGCCCTGTGGTGGCACCGAAATACAGCAAATAGCTTTCTTTCGTCAGCGGCAGGCGGTTATCCTCCGACAGCTTGCCATACATCTGCATGAACTGTTCGCGCTTCGTGGCACGTTCATACGCCATTATTTGGTGTATCTGCTCACGCACGCCCTGCTCATCTGGGAACATGTGGCGCAGCTGGTTAAGGGCTTCGCTGTTCGGCTGCTTCTTGCGGTCAGAGGTAACGCCGAAGCCCGACCAATTATCAAACTTTTGGCAGTAGGTCGTGTTAAGGTGGCCGAAATAAGGTTCGATAACTTTTGATTTGGCGTTGTGTGCCCTCGCTGGGGTCACGTGCTTGCCCATGGCGTTATACAGGTCGGCCATGGTCTTAATGGCATAGCGGTCGCACTGTATCTGACAGCTGCGCAGCATTGTTCCCGTCAGCTCTCGGCTGTGCTGTGCGGCGTTCCGCAGTGCCTCGGTGATAAGTGCGGGGGTCTCATGGCTGCCAATGGCGTAGCCGATAGGGTAGTCGCAGCAGGGATCGAGCACCACTTCCAGCGTCAGGCGGTTGTGGTAGGTGGTCGTGCGTCTGCCTTGCTTGTCTATGGTTGTCTGTTGGAACAGCAGCTCGCATGTCCAGCCGTCCAGCGTCCACATGAGGAACGGCGCGGTCGGTCTGCTACGCTTCACCTGCATGGTGCGTTCATTTCTGAAATTCGTAGCACCACGGCGCGCTGCTGCCGTTGTCAGGTCGAATTTTTCACGCCACACAGCCACCGCGCTGGCGGTTATCTGCGGCCAGCCTTTTACCCTTGCGGCCATGTTATAGCGGCGGGCGATTTCCGTGTCGGGCAGGTTGTTGTGATGTGCCAAAAGCACCTGCATGGAGGCTGTCTGTTCTTCGTCCAGCACCTTGGCGGCGTTCTTGTTCTGATACTTCTTGCTTATCATGCACACATAGCCCTCCTGCTGAAATTCTGCGTACTTCATGCGCAGACGGCGCGGGCTGTTTGGCAAGCTGTTAGGCCAGCGGTCACACAGACGTGGCAGCGCGGCGGCTGCCTTTTCCCAGAACTCGCCCGCGTTCATGCGGCTTTTGCTCTGTCTCATGCGGTGGCTGTTGGCTCTCGCCAGCATCTGACCGAAAGCGGCCAGCACAGCGCAGTTATTGGCATATTCTGCCTGCTTCTCGGTCGTTAGGTGTCTGCCGTCAGACAGAACGTAGTCGGCAAAGAACTGCACGGCCTTGCCGTCCACTTCCACACTCTCCACAAATGGCTTGCTTTCGGCCTGCTCCTTTAAGTCAGGGTAACGGCGATAAACCTCTGCGCGGTACTGCACGGGCAGGCTCTCGACCACATATAACGCGCTGGTGCCGTAGCACGCACGCCGCACCTGCTGCACAGCTCCGCGTTGGCTCATTTTCTGCAAAGCCGACAGGCTGACTATACCTGTAAGCTCCTGCGGACTGATGCAAAGCGTATTGTTATACATTTCCATAGTGCCCTCCTCTCTAATTAAAGTATTACAGGAACGCCACAGAGCTGTGCAGCCTCATTTTGTATCTCTCTCAACTGTGGGAAGCTGATTTGCTCCCAGCTCTTTACGACCTCGCCGTTCTTTAGCAGGTCGCAGTGACCGTTGTTCTTGTTTACCTCAATCATTATGTCCATGGGGAAATACTGACGCATATAGTTGTCCGCGTCGTGTATGGTCTCCATGGCGGGCGATATAATGAGCAGCACACCACCGTCAAGCTCCGCAGCCCTACGTATGCGCTGGCTGGTGGGGCTGTTATCACGGAAAGAAAGAGCACGCCAGACGCTCACGCTGGTGGTCTTGAATGTCTTTACAAGCATTTCACGGGTCTGCTTTCTTACTTCGATTACTTTTGTTGCCAT